CAGCAACTTGTTTAATAAGATTACCTGCAACTTCATAAGCACGAGGATGTTGACTTTCATTTGCAATATCAAGTATGCCTTGAATTGCGTCTTGGCCTCTTTCGATTAGATTGTAATAGTTTTCTCTACTGTATTTGTAATCATTATCTACATCCTCTTTTTCTTTATCTTCCATTCTAGGAACAGGAGGAGTGTATTCTTTTTTAACTACAGCTTTAGTAACTGGTTTATCATTAGTGATGCCAAGGGCTTCGTTTATTTTATCATCTATACTCATAACTATTTGTCAGAACCACTTGACGGATCGTAATTTTTAGAATCCGTAAAGCTTGTTATAGTTGTTGTAAATCCAAAATCATCATCTGAACTTGCGTCAGTTGGATTTGGTACAACCACAATTCTTTCTTCTCTTTTTTCAGTTGATTCTGTATCTGAATATATATCAGCCTGTGTTCTTTTAATAACTCTTTGTGAGTACACAGGACCATACAGATATGTTTTTGCCGTAAAACTTAAAGTATAGTTAACAGCACGTCTTGTAGTAAATGAACCATCGTAAGTGTCTTCATAATTAACACTATTTAAAATAATTGGTACATCTCTCTTAATACCCATACTTGGTATTGTATTAATTGTAACTGTATAATCTGGTTGAAAATATGGTAATATTTGTTCTACAATCTGTAGACCACCTTCAGCATTTGCTGTAAATGAATATAGATTAAAAGATATATTGTAAGGTACAGGATTATATTGATAGTCCATCACGTCACCTCTATCACTTCTTGGTGCTCTAAACTTACCTACTTTTTGCAGTTTTCGACCAGCGTCATATGAAATACCTGATATTTCAAAACCCATACGAGGTAAAGATATTGAAAACTCTTTACTTGTTAAATCTGCTTGTTGTTCTAATCTTACTAAAAACTTTTCTTTTGGAGAATATGCTAAAGGCACTCTTATTGATTGTACAACATTGTCATTACTGTCTGTTCTATGAATAACAATATTATTAAAGATTGTGCCAAATGCAACAACTACTTTTCTTAATGACTCATGGTAAAAGTGTTTTCCAAACATATTTAAAATCCTTCATCTACTTCACCAAAAGGATTTCTTTCTGTAAAGTCTAATATATCATCTGCTGTACTTGTTGTGCCAAAACCAGCATCTGATTCATAAGTTGAGTTGTCGGCATAATCTTTTGATTGAGTTGCAATATTAAAATCTTCACTTATCATATAGTTTGTTTCACCCGTTGAAGACTCAAGTAATATTGAACCTGTACCATCTTCTAAAGTAACTTGGTATCTTAATTGATCTAGTGAATAGTTATCTTCCGCTTCACCAATTTGAGGTATAGTACCATCAATTCTTTCTGAACTGTATTCAAATTTAGTAGCTCGTAATTTATATACAGGTAAGTTACCAATTTGAAAGAATGGTTCCTGATCTTCTACAAATTGTATTTCAAAGAAAGAGTTAAACAAAGGTACATAAATTAAATCACCTTCATTTGGTCTTCCTTCTTTAATTAACGTTGCATTACTATCAACTTGATCTTGCCATCTACGTTTTGCAATTACAAATGTTGTGTCATCTCTTATTTCTAAACCAAATTTAGAAATTAATTCTTGTTCACCTTGGAAACCTTCAGTTGTTTCAACATACATTTCAACTAAGTATGAATCATCAAACTTAGAAAGTACATCTTCACCTAAAATTAAATCCTGATTAACTAATGTTCGTGGTAAGTAAAATACATCTTGGCCATATATCTTTAGGCCTTCTATAATTAAATCTTCGTGTAATCTTTTTTCTGAATCACTTCCGATTCCATTGCCACCTTGAAAGTAATGATTAACTGGCATGGCATTATCCTATCATGTATGTTACAGGCGTTTCGTATGTGCCTCTTATTTCTTCTTCTAATTTTCTTATATCTTCTTGTGCTTCTGAAAATAATTGTTGACCATTTAGTGATACTCCACCAATCATAGTCACACCATTAAATTTTGATAAGTTTGCACCCCATTGTCTTTTAAACAATGATGTAACATATCTTTTTAAAAAGATGTCATTATAAACATCTGTCATTGTAGATGGATCTAATTTTCTAAAACATTCAATAACAAGATATTCACCTACTGATATATCTGTTTTCCAATCCATATCTACATACAATCTATTATTGTATTGATTAAATCTAATAGGTTTTTCACCAACAAGTATGTGATCTAAAAAATCTAAATGTCTT